ACCGTCAGCAACGATCCCAATACCGAATGCTTCGGCTGTCTGTGCACACTCTAATACCGCTGATAGTTGTGGATAGCCCACGCCTGCCACTCGCCGGGTCAGACACATCGATCCCGAACCGATTCCCACCTTTACGAGATCGACTCCAACCTTTGACAATTCCTCGACCCCCTCTGGGGTCACGACATTCCCTGCAATCAAAATAGACTTCGGCCATTTTTCTCTAACCTTTCTGGTAAAATTATGAAATTCAGTCATGTAGCCATTTGCCACATCAACACAAACAAACGTAGGATCTTTGATATCTGCGCTGTCAACAAACAACTTACTTTCAGAATCTAGACCAAGAGTAAGTGAAACGTATTTTTCCTTATCGGGATTTGAAGAAACAAAACTTGAATAATAATCTCCACCTTTTCGGAGGCAGGTTACTATTTTGTATTCAGAAAGCACAAGCGCCATCTTATGAGTACCAACCGTTGACATATTTGCTGCCATGATCGGCACACCAGACCATTCAGTTTTGTTTTTAAAGGTTTTGGTAACTTCAAGAGAAACATCTTTTCTTGACTTTACACTGCTAGTATTCGGGACAATAAGCACGTCAGAGTAATCTAGTTTTGGTTCAAAATTTACAATCATTGCAGATAATATTACCATCTACTAACGATTGGTCAACAATTATTTTGTTTCTTCTATTCTTTTTATTGCATCACGAAGATTTAACATTTTTTGAGCAAGATCTTTTGAAGTTATCTTTTCTCTGAGATACTTTTCATAATTATCGACTATAATTTTTGCCTCTCTAAAAAGAACGGCATACAGATGATCTTTTTTCTTTGGATCATCATTTGTCATCATAATATTATTTATACATAAATATTTTATATGGCATATTATAGATATCCTTTAACCTACAGAGAAGACATATCTCTAGAGGTCCAATTTGATGTGGCACCATATTCTTTGAGAAATTATGAAAGAACTCGACAAGGAGTTTTATCAAGATCACAGGCAACCATTGTTCTTCCCATGCCAAAGGAACCTGGCTACAGCATAATTCACCAATTTGGAGAAGGACAAAATCCTGTTGGTCCTGTAATTTCAATGGCTGGTGCCGCAAACAGTGGTGGTTTAGAAAATTTTGGAACTCTTTTTTCTAGAGTGATGGCACCTATAACATTTTTTGCAGAAAAACAATTTGCTACAGAAACATATAGAAGATTTAGTAACATTACTGAATTAACAATGATTTCTGAAGCAAGAAAAAGTTACTATTTTGAATATGTATTTGTTCCTAAAAATGAAGAGGAAACCACAGCTGTTACAGATATACTTGGAACTTTTAGAAAAGGATCATATCCAATAGTTGCGACAGGTCTTCCTGAAAGATCTTACCCACAAAGACTCTGGACAATAAATGTATTGCAACTGAAAGATACATCTGATAGCCTAAATGCAAATTGGCTCGGAGAACCTTTGGTGTGCGTTCTTTCTGGAATGGTTGTAAAACATGCCGATGCAAATGATCCGGTGGTAAGATATCTCCCAAACCTTACATCTTCTGCAATAATGTTGGGGTTAAATTTTACAGAGTTTGAAACTGGAACTTACGTACCAGAAGCAAACGCAACATGGTCAAAATCAGAAATTTCTGATTATTATTTTGGATATGGTGACTAATATGAAATATTTTGAAAAATTACCAAAAAGAAACTATGAAACAACTTTAGGTAGTTTTAACATAAGTGATTTTTTTAGTTATTATAAATTCAATTATGAAAATGTTTCTAAAAAAGAAATAACAATAGATTCAAAAACAACATTACCAGAAGCAGCATCGGTCATTTATGAAGATTCTAATTCATTTTGGTTATTTTTGCTTGCAAATAAATGGTTAAATCCTTTTACTCTTTTAGAAGATAACGTTTTAATTTTTTCAAAACAAAATGAAAATAAAAATGATATTAGAATAGGTGCAAACTCTTTTGGTGGGATTGATATAAGCGATATACAATCATCTTTAGAAACTTTAATTTATATTGTTCCTGGTTCCATTTTATTAAAAAATACCGGGGCTACATCTGGGAATCCTTGGGATTATAGTTATGTTGGATATTTTGATTTAAATGATGAATTTTCTATAGTTGAATCGGTAAATTCTTACTCTAAAAAAATTACTGTAAAAGAAAGTTCTCTAAGTAAAACTATATTTACAAATGGGGTCACGGGATATAAATTAGCAAACATTAATAAACCAGAATACTCAAATTATTTGGAAGATAAATTTGAAACTAATAGTAATACACAAGAAATTAAAGCAACAAATTCTACAAAAACTTTAATTTATCAGAAAGAAAATTTTAAACAAGAATTTAAAGATATGGAAAAAACTTATCCATATGATGAAATTCCAACACAAACTTCTTCGTTGCCCGCTGGCGACCCTGACATAAAACTTACAGTTTTGGAAGATTTAAAACAAAAAAATAAAAAAATATATTATTTTAGTTTAAATGATCTCTCAAAAGTTACTAATAGATTAATTACCGTTAAATATACATGATATGCCAATAAATCCATTTTCAAACGCTTTCAATTCAAATTTAGAAAGCATATTTTTAATAAACCCCGAAAATTTAAATAATTCTTTAGATATAATGCTAAAGAACGAGGAATGCCAATTTGAAAAAATACAAATGGAAGAAAGCATTTTTCAAATATATCCTAGTGGGACTTTGATTGTAAGAGATTTGAAGGACATAGTTTCTTATTTCCAAACAAACAATATACAAGTAATACAATTAAAGTTTAGTGATGGATCTTATAGAAATTTATCAGTCACAAGCACTTCTTATGTAAACAATGCGGCTTCAAATACAGAAGAAAACTTTGTTGCAATAAATTTTTCTAATTTCTTTTATAAAATATCTCAAAAATATTCAGTGAATTATTTTTTCAAAGAAAATGATAGAATTTATAAAATAGAAAATATATTAGAAAAAGTAAATACTGAATTAAAAACAATTTTAAGTGATGACTATTTAGTAGACACACAAAATACCATTGGAACGTTTGATAAGTGTGATAACTTTTTTTGCATCAAAATATTAAATGCCGGAGATAACAAATTAAATTATTCAGTATCAGATAACATATTTCAGTATTTAAATTATTTGTCTAGCATGGCCGTGGATGAAACAAACAAAGAACCTCATTTCTTATTTTGGACTGAGTTTGATGAATATATAAATTTTAAATATTTTCCTATAGTATCTAAACTAAATCCAGGTGACGATGTAGTGCAAAGATACGAACAAAGAAACTTTCGATACACAGTTTACGATGGAGATTCACCACAACAAGAAGCAACTAATGGAAAAGTGTATAAAAAAATATACACTTTAACTACAGACCCAACAAATCAATATGTTTCTAAAAATTATTATTACATCAAAAAAACCCCAAAATTTTTAGATTCAATTCCAACAATTTTAAGCAATGAAGATAAGAAAAAGTACGCCACAAAAGCACTTGCATTCCATTTTCAAGATGATTTTGAAAAATATAACGTAGAAGCAATTTCTTCTAACGGAGAAATAAATGGGATTACTGCAGGTGCCGATGAAATTTTTTATGAAAAGGAATGGGGTTGGTTGTCGGATTTTAATACAAAAAATAATAGAGCAAATGAAACTTTTGATACTGGAGATTATGGATTTAATCAAACATATTCTAAAATGAATTTGATGGGAAGTTCTGGTTATTTTTCTCATTCAGATAATTCTGAAATGTGGAAAAATATATTTGATTTTACTGAAATTCACCCAAATTACCCTGGAACTGGTGGGTTGCCGATAAATTTAGCAGATTACAATTATAATTTAGTACATAAACTTTTAGATGATTTAAATAAAACTAATGGTTATAAAAATGAAATAACAGAACAGATGAGAAAAATAGAAAGGGAAAATTTTGTGTTATATGCTTTATGTTGTATAAACACAGAAGAAGAAACCTTTTTTGCTAATTTGACTCGCTATGAACCAGACCCAAATACTGAATTAAAAGTAACATTTACAAATCCACAAACCCAACAACAAGAAATTGGTGGAATATCTTTGGCCTATCCTGCTTGGAGATATAAATGGGAAAAATTGACATTCGATAATTATGGAGCGAGCGGTGCTTCAGGTGGAAACAGCTTCTGGACTTATGTTGAGTCGTGGAAGAGCGACGGTGGTATTGCGTGCAGCAAAACACTTGACGACACTTGGGCAATAAATTTAAACGAAAGGCAAGCTGGGTGGGGAAGCCCCTCTTATTATCCACCCGGGTGGGTTAGCACAAACTTGTCCAGTGGGTTTAAGTATAGGCCCATTGGAGCAAATAAAGCTTCTTACAACGAAGCGGGCGATACCATATCACACATAGTAAGAATGCACAGAAAACCAATAGAACAACTTGCATTAGAGGGTGGAATAACTTTGGGGCCAGCATTGCGTGGTAAAAATTTATATTATTTCACTGTAGAAAACGTAGTAGATGGGGAGTGTTTATAATGTCGGCAGGAAAACGAATAACATATCCAGGAAATCATACTCAAAATGTTTTGGGGCAATTTGGGTCTAAAGATCAATATATTTGTGCTAATGCACAAATTACAAGAGGTGCAACTACGCCACCAAATTCAATTGAAGAGTGTTTCAATAGATTTCCAAAAATAGAAGAATTGGCTGAAATATTTGGAGTTTCGCTTGGAAGTCTCTCTCAGATGGCCGGTGCATCTGGATTTACTTATCCATCCGATCTTTACACCGGAATAACATGTTCTGAGTGCAATGCTGTGAAAGATAACTTAAAACTAGGTTCAGATTGGTTAGGTTGTTTGTGGGGGTCTCCGGAAACACCATATAGTTGCACTTGCCCGGAAATAGGAGAAAAGTTTGAAGCTTATTTAAAACACAGACTCAATATTGCTACATTTTGGAATACACCAAAAACCACTCCAGTAAAACGTAGAGAATTTTTAGATTCTTTGAAATATGCAAGAAAAATTAACATAAACATTGCGGGAGATTTTGGAATAAGGCCATCAGATATTGTTGAAATAAGAGTAAATAATTTGAGTGGTTATCCTTATGGGACACCAGGATCTGTTTTAAATGGTATTTACTGGGTTTTGGGTGTTAGTCACATTATAACTAACACGGGAACTCATGAAACTGCTTTAAAAATTTCTCCAATATTACCTTCGCAAATTGTAAGTTCTGGAACAAATCCTCCAACAACTGGATCTGGAACAAATTCCTCTTGGAGTCCAACTTTAGATCTTCCAAACAATCCAACAGACTTTGATGATCCATTTGCTCCACCAAATGGTGATGTTTTGTGGTCTTGATCTGATCTAAATAACTTTGATGAGAACTAAAGATTTTTCTATTTTTTGTGAAAAAGTAGCAGCATCTTCATCAACAAAGGATATATCTTTTGTTGATGGTTACAATATGTTTGTGCAGCAAATAGAATTAGTTTTAAAATCTAAAAAAGGTGAAATAGTAGGGGATAAAAATATAGGTTCTGACATCTATTCCTACCAATTTAATCCTAGATTTAATAAAAATTCTATGGAACTTTTAATAAAAGGTAACATAGAATATTCAATTAAAAAAATTTTTAATGTTAAAGTAAATTTAGCGTATTCCTCGGATGAATTGTTAATATTTGAAATATCTTTTGATTCAACCTATGGAAGTGAAACTCTAACTACTTCTTCTTGTATAATAGAAATACCATTAACATGACATATAACTTAAAAAAATTAAATGTTGCCTCGTTGGATTTTGATAATATATCTCAATCTTTAATAAATTTTTTAGAAATTCAACCCGGACTGACCGATATTGCTTTCAGAGATAAATCGAGTACAGCAAATTTATTAATTAATATATTATCAACTGCAACTGCTTATAATGGTGTCTATGCACAGTTTGGATTTACCGAATCCTTTGCTTCAACTGCAACACTTTTAGAATCTTTAGTTTCTATTGCGTCGAATCATTCTATTTTATTTCCTTTGACCCAATCAGCATCAGCCAAAGCCGTTGTGGCAACAGAAGTGACTTCAGATTATACAGCTTTTCAAGGAAACAGCATAAATGGAGCAAGTATTCGATATTTTATTAAAGATGCTGCGACAGCTGGAGAAGAAGTAACAATTTATTCTGGTATAGAAATTCAATCTTTTACAAATTATGACATGGAAAGCCAATCAATATTGTTGCCAGCAAATATTGATCCAAATACAATTAATTTTTACACAATTCCAGATCCAACTGATAAAAATCCTGCTTTAAGAGAAAAATGGACAAGAGTAGACAAATCTAATAAAACATTAACAACAAACAATAAGCATTATACTGTAACATTTTCTGCAAATGGATATCTAGTAACAAACAATTTTCAATCTTCTTCTGTAATACCAAAAAGCAAATCTGTAATAGTAAACGCAATTGTTTCAAACGGAACTGCTGGAAATAGTGGGACTATCGTAGATTCTATTGGTTATTTGACAAATGTTGGTTCTTTTTCTGGCGGTTACAATTTAATTAGCGTAGATACAGCAAGAGCAAAAATGCTTTTTGAAGCCACCGGACAAAATCGTTGTGTGACATTAGTTGATTTTGAACAAGCAATTCTTTCTTCTGGTATATCTGGAACAGATGATGAAGATTTAATATCTGTCAGAAATGGTGATGTTCCGGGTTCTGTAAATGTTTACGTAGAAAATTTATCAGAGAGTGGGCAAGCTCTTCTTGTAGAATATCTTACTCCAAAAATGATTTCTGGAACACAATTAGTGTACGCACAATGATCCCTTTATTTTTTAACAGACTTCCTGTTACAATAGAATCTAAACTAAATCTTTTGTTTAAAAAAGCAAAAGAATTATATGGTTCTGAATTTTATAATATTGATGGTGGTTACGGGCAAAACGATAAATGGAGGGGTGATAATTTAACAATTGAATCACTTTTTCCTGATTGGATCGTTAATGAATATACTAAAAACCCATCCAAAGTAAACATAATTCCAATTATAAAAAATTATTTGCGGTGGCTTTTTAGCACAAAATATGGTTATGGCGCTTATATCGAATGGGAAACCCTCAGAAGCCCAATATTTGTTGATTCTTTCTTTTTAGAGGCTTTAGCTGAATTTTATTTTCCAGGAGAAGATTTCAATTCTGACAATTTAAAAGATATTTTGCCAAACATAAGAAAATTTTCTATTCAAGTAGATTCAAATTATTTTGATATAAAAGGAACTTCAAATGCAATAAAATATGTTTTAGTAACCCTTTTAGGTTTGGATTATACATCTACCACCGTGGAAACATTTTCAAATAATGTAATTAAAATAAAAGGCAATGTACCTGAAAATAAAAAAGCATTCTTAGAAAGAAGTGTTTTTCCAGCAGGAAAATATATTATATATGAGGTCTGATTATGATTTCAAAAATTGTTTCTTTTGCAATGTCGATTGCTTCGCGCGGTTTAAATAACAATAAAATAGATCAAACTACAAAACAATTAAGATACGTTTCTTGTTTTGGAACTGATAAAATAAAACCGTGTTTTTTTCTTAAAAAAAGCAAACATGCTGATTATTTTTACTGTGGTGCTTGTGGGTGCGGGGACCACCCACATACTTGGTTGGTACGGGGAGTTGGTGAATACTCTAAACTTGATTATCCTTCTTTAAACTGTCCTTTAAAAATGCCGGGGTTTACTAATTTTGACCCAAATTTTTATCCAGTTGCAGACCCCCAAAGAAAAAAAGACGTAGAAAATTTAGAACCAGAAGTACTTAATTTGATTCAAATTACTGTAAATGGTGATCCAGCAAAAGAAAAAATTGTCGATGATATTTCAAAGTTAGATAAAAATTCATAAATATTTCTATGGCAATTGCAAACTCACGGCAAGAATTCATAGAATATTGTTTTAGATCTCTTGGCGCTCCTGTATTACAAATAAATATAGATCAACAACAGGCAGAAGATCGACTTGATGAAGCTTTGGAATATATGTATGAGAGACACTTTGATTTTAATCAAAGAGCTCTTTACGCATATCAAATAAATTCTACTGACATAATAAGAAAATATTTTGATACTACTGAGTTTGGACCTGCTCTGGGGGCCCAAGTAAAAACTGATGAATATGGAAATACTGGTTACTGGCCGCTTGCCACCGATATACGTTCTATAACAAAAGTTTATGCACCGAGCAATGTTGTTGGTGATTATATGTTTGATTTAAGATATCAAATGACTCTTTTTGATTTCTTCGGTCTTTATTTTAATCAATCTGGCCATCCATCCGGTCCAATGGCAGCGTTCATGGAGAGCATGACATATATCAAATTAGTAAATGATGTATTTAATTATCCAATGTCATACACATACACCAGAACAACGGATAGATTGTTTTTAGATACAGATCACACAAAATTGCAAGCTGGCTCATATTTAATGGTAGAGGCATATGTTCAAATAGACGCTTCACAATACCCTAAAATTTGGGGGGATAGAGTTTTTAAACGGTATTATACCGCATTATTGAAAAAACAATGGGCTCAAAATTTAAGCAAATTTGCTGGAGTACCATTGCCTGGTGGCGCACAACTTAATGCTGCAGCAATAATGAATGAGGCTATGGCAGAGCTTAAAGATATTGAGGAAATGCTAAAGAAAACTCAAGAACTTCCACCCGATCCTCTTATAGGATAAAAATGGCAACAAATCCATATTTTTTAAAAAATACAGGTGAACAAGATTTGGTAGAATCTATAACCGTAGAAATTATAAAAACTATGGGTCAGGACTGTGTTTATATTCCAAGAGATTATCTTATGATCGATAAGCTTTTTGGAGAAGATCCCGGTTCAGCATTTCAAAACGCATACACTATTGAAATGTACATGGTAAATTACCAAGGATTTGATGGGACGGATATTGTAAGTCAATTTGGTATCGAGATAAAAGATAAAATTACCTTGTTGATGGCAAGAAAAAGATTTAAAGAAGAAGTAATAAACAAAAACATTAATGTAAAAAGACCAAGAGAAGGTGACTTGATATATTTTCCGGCATCAAAATCTTTATTTGAAATAAATTTCGTAGAACACGAAAATCCTTTTTATCCACTGGGAAAACTTTATTCTTATTTGATTACTGCTGAACTTTTCACTTACAGTTACGAAAAGATGAACACAAAAAATACTGTCGTGGATTCTTTGATGACCAACACAAGAGGTCTTTCTGGTTCTCAAATCATACCGAAAAACAATGTTCTTGGGACTACTGCTGGAATTAATGATTTGCTCAATACCGAGGCAGCTGGTTATACGTTTGATCCAAACAACCCGTTTGATATAGAGGATTGTACATAATGTTTAATTACGTTTATAACAAAAATTTAAGAAAATTGGTTGTTGGGTTTGGATCTTTGTTTGATAGTATCTATGTAAGACACGACAATCCAGATGGTGGTGCAGATCTAGAAATCCGAGTTCCCATCACATATGCGTCTCAAGAAAAATTTATTAGAAGGTATTTGGAACCATCTTCCATTCAAGATGGTGTTCGTGTTGAAACCCAACTTCCTAAATTGAGTTATGTGATGACTAGCATTCAGCCAGATGCTGGGAGAAGAAGAAATAGAAATACTCCATTGATAAAATCTAGTGTTTCGGGTGCTGGCTGCAATTCAAACGGTAGCATTATAACTGAAGAAATACCCGTAAATATAGGTTTTACAGTTTTTATCTATACTAGGCATATAGATGATACACTTCAAATTTTTGAACAAATATTGCCATATTTTAATCCAGACCACATTATTTCAATGGCATTAACTGAGGCAACAACAGTAAACATACCTATCACGATGACATCTAACAGTATCAGTGAAAAGTATGATGGTGACTTCTCTACACGAAGAATAAATATATCGTCTATCAATTTTATTGCAAAAAGTTATATATACGGAACTATAAATCCAATTACTACAATTAGTTCTACTACAGTGAGAGGATTGACCGCAGGTATTAATTTTGATTTATGAATAAAAATTTAGCATCATTTTTTAATGTACCGTTAGAACCATCCAAAAAAGATATTTTGCCTGGTGGAACTTTTGATTCTCAATCTTTTCAAAAAGATTATGATTTAGTTCAAAAAAACTTTAAAGGTCTTTTGGAGAATGGAAATGTTGCACTTGAAAGTGCACTAAAAGTTGCAACTGAATCAGATAGTCCTAGAGCATTTGAAGTTGTTGCAATATTGTTAAAAACAATGGCTGATTTGAATAATAATGTTTTAGATGTTCACAAAAAAGCAAAAGACACCACAAATCAAAAAGTGGAAGTTAAACAAACAAATAACTCTGTTTTTGTAGGGTCAACTAAAGATTTACAAAACATATTGAATAAAGAAAGAAGCACCGATAAAGAAATTATCGATGCAGAGGTTGTGAATAATGGGGACAAACAACAATAATCTTGGGTATAGAAATAATCCAAATTTAAAATTACCTGGCGTAGAACTACAGTATACAAAAGAACAGCTTGATGAATATATCAAGTGTGCAAACGACCCGGTGTACTTTTGTGAAAAATATATAAAAGTTAAAACTTTAGATAAAGGAATTGTTCCTTTTAAACTTTATGAATATCAAAAAAAGTTTATAAGAGAAATACATAAAAATAGATTTGTAATTTCTAAATGGCCACGCCAATGTGGTAAATCTACGTGTGTAACTAGTTACATTTGTCATTATGTGTGTTTTAATCAAAGCGTTAACGTTGGCATTCTCGCAAACAGATTGAAAACTGCAAAAGAAGAGCTTTTTTCAAAATTGCAATTAGCATATGAGAACCTACCTCATTTTCTGCAACAAGGAGTTGTAGAATGGAATAAGACGAGCTTTAAGCTCGAAAACGGGTCTAGAGTCATGTGTGATGCAACGTCCTCCACAGCGATTCGTGGCGGCTCGTATAATCTATTGCTGCTTGACGAGTATGCCTTCTTACCTAGCCACGTTGCAGAAGAATTTTACACATCCACATATCCTACCATTTCTGCAGGTACTACCACAAAACTTATAATTGTATCTACACCAAATGGGATGAATCATTTTCACAAACTTTGGGTTGATGCAAATCGTCAAGAGGGACACAAACTTAAAAATAAATTTATTCCTGTAGAAGTTAGTTGGCGCGAAACACCCATAAGCCCAGGAAGACCAAATCTCAGAGACGAAGAATGGGCAGCGGAACAAATAGCAAACACCAGTGCCGAACAATTTGAACAAGAATACGGATGTAACTTTTTAGGTTCTTCTAATACTTTAATATCTTCTACTAAATTAAATGTATTGGCTCCAGAAGAGGCGGTTGAAGAGGATTCAGAAGGATTAAAAGTTTTTGAACTGCCTAAAAAAGATTCTGTTTACTTTTTGCAAGCCGATGTATCTAGAGGTCAGGGATCAGATTATTCTGCATTTACTGTAATTGAGGGAAATAATTTTCCATATAAAGTTGTTGCAGTTTATAGAAATAATACTGTGAGCCCATTTGCTTTTCCAAATAATATTAAAAAAGTTGCGGAAAGATATAACAATGCATATGTTTTAGTTGAAACAAACGACATTGGGGGTCAAGTATCCAATATTCTTTATAATGATTTATTGTATGAAAATTTATTAATGACCAAAATTTCTGGCAGAAAAGGTCAAGTGTTATCACAGGGGTTTGCAAACAATAAAAGTGAAATGGGTTTGAGAACAACAGCCCAAACCAAAAAAATTGGATGTGCTATCTTAAAAAGATTGGTAGAAGAAGATAAAATTTTACTAAATGACGAAAGAATTATTGCAGAATTTATGACTTTCGTCTCAAAATCAAATACTTTTAAGGCAGAAGAGGGCCACCATGACGATTTAGTAATGACTTTGGTGTTTTTTGCCTGGTTGTCGAGGCAAGAATATTTTGCTGATTTAATTGAAAGTGCAAAATTTAATTACGAAGAGGCAAAAAACCCGGAAGATGATAACACACTGTTTATGGCAGGTAATAATGAAATTGATGATGATGAATTTAGTGATGGACAAGTAGTATGGAAGAAAGTATAAAATTTTTTATAAATACTATAGATAAAAAAGGACATTCATGCCAACTCTTAGTTCTTTTACTAGCCCAAACCAATTTCAGTCGGAGACTGCAGGAGCAGCATCAAAACTAACTGCAGCGTACATTTCAGGTCTATCGTATGTAACACCAACTTTTAGCTCAACTGCGCCAACAAACAATCCGGGTGGAATTTTTGGTTGGCTGCTTTATGCAAAAACGGTACTTTCTAGTCCAGCTACAGGTACTACAGGAGACAGATATGTTTATTATACTTCTCCCTTTGCATTTTTGACAGATTTAAACAAATTAAGCGGTGCCACTGGTTGTTTAATAAACAGCACCGGAACATCAAACCCAAATGGCTTCTTTGTAGACAGTGGCGACAATAATATTACTACTGCCAATGCTGGTAAAGAATTTATACAACTTTTGGATTATCTTTCGTATGGTGGTAATCTTGTAATAGCTGGCAATACTTTAGGTCTTTATAATTTTGAAACCGCAACTGGCACGAAGATAAATCTGTTACTTGGTTATACCGGAGAAGGCTTTACTTCAGGAATTAATATTGCACAAAAATGGTTAGAACTTGAATCACCCAATACAATTGGAGTGTTTGCTTCCCATGACAATGGTAATGGATTGACTGCACCAGCGTATGCTTTTAACGGTCTTTCGTTTGTTTCGGGCGCAACTGTTGCTGACAGAGTTGTTACTGTTTATGGACAGAAAAAGAAAACAGATTTGCCGGTTCCTTCACTGAAGACCAATGGAAAAATTACAATAACAAATAATCTTGTTTCAGATGTGGCTGGATTCTTTACCAGAGCAAATTCTAGGGGTGAGCTTTATCTGACAATTGCCGGGTCTGACCGTGGAATCGCTTTAAACGGAGAAATTTTAAATTCTGTTGCATGGTCTAACAGTGCCTTGAGAACAGCATTGAAAAACAATAGAGTTAATTTTTTCTTAGATTATAATCCAAAATTTTTAGGAAGTGATTTTGTTGGAGCCACATATTCATCTAGCGATCTTACCGTCGATGAAAGAATTGGCCCAGCACAAATGAAAGTCGCAATGAAACGCGACATAACTGAAATTGGTTTGAAATATTTGTATGAAATTAATAACGCCACAACAAGATCTCTTGTTACCGGTGAAATTGAAACATACTTATTACAATACATAGATGTTTTAGATACAACCCAAACACAAGTCGTATGTGATTCTACAAACAATGATGACAACGCTTCAAATCTAACAATATTTGTGTCCGTGAAGCCACTTGTGGCTACAACAGCATTTACTTTGAATATTCTACTAACCACATAAAATGACACATTCATTAAACAGTTTTAAAAATGCATTCAGCGGCGGAACTAGGGCAAATAGATTCATAGTCATACCGAATTTTCCTTCGTTAGAGGGATTAAATTCGTCTGGTTTTTCTAATTTACAAAATAAATGCAAATTTACTGTTACCTCTGCGTCATTACCTAAAGTTGACATTGGTGTAATAGCCGTTCCATACAGAGGAAGAATGGCATACTATGCTGGAGATAGACAATATTCTGTATGGCCAATAAAAGTTTACGATGATAATGACAGAACTCTTTGGAATGCATTTCATTTGTGGAAAGAGAGTTTAGACGGTCACATAACCCATTTAGTAAACAAAGGCAGCACAAGAGATCACAAAACATTACAAACAACTTGGAGTGTTGAACAACTTCCAACAAATGGAACAGTAGCACACAGAAGAATAAATTTAATTCGGTGTTGGCCCAGTGAAATTGGTGGAATAAATCTTGATATGGGATCTTCGGAATTCGTGTCATTTGACATGACTTTAACGTTTGACCACATAGAAATAGCAAGAGGATTATAACAAATGCCATTTTCAGCAAATGAATTAAATAATTTTAAAAACAATTTTGTTGGAGGCACCAGACAAAACAGATTTCGTGTTCTAGGTACATTCCCAAGCACAAGTTCTCAGGAAACTACAAGTACAACAACTTCAACTAATTCTACTAATTTATCTGAATTTCACATAAGATCAACTTTAATACCAACGTTGCAAACAAGCACAGTTGCATATGATTTTTTTGGAAGAAAATTAAATTATCCAGGTGAAAAATTATATTCTACTTGGTCTGTTACTGTTTTAGATGATACTAATGCCAATAATCTTTGGACTAGATTTCATAACTGGCAAAATAATATTAATAATCATATGTCGAATCAAACACAATATGTACAAAACCATAGTGGTTACAAAACTAGATGGACAGTTCAGCATTTAGATTTAAATGGAAATAGTTTAAAAACATTTATTCTGGCCGGTCTTTGGCCAAGAACTGTAAATGAAATTTCATTTAGCCATTCAAGAACAAATGCGTTAAATACTTTTAACGTAGTATTTGTTTATGACACTATCGAAATACCCGGAATAACACCAACTACATAAAGGAAATGTGATGGAAATCGATGTTTTTGGATTTGAGTTTGGAAAAAGAAAATTAGAAAAAGAACAAGAAACAGTAGATCTGGTTCGTAAAAATTTTGCTGCACCCGAAATATTTGATGGTACAGTAACAGTAGAAGCCGGTGGTTTTTTTGGAACCGCTTTAGATTATGCTGCAAATCTTCGTGATGAAGGCGCATCAATTATTCAATATAGAAATATGTCTATATACCCTGAAGTAGACAATGCCATTGATGAAATCACAAATGCTGCAATGGTTCCCGGAACAGAAAGAAAAACAGTAAAAATAGACTTAAAAAATGTTCCAATTTCAGATCCAATAAAAACCAAAATTTATAAAGAATTTGAAAATATTTTACAACTTTTAGATTTTAATAGCAAATCTTACGAAATTTTTAGACGCTGGTATATTGATTCTAGATTATTTTACAACATCATAATTGATAAAGACCAGCCAACGCAAGGAATTCAAGAAATAATTCCTTTAGATCCTTTAAAGATTAAAAAAATAAGAAAAGTAGAAAAACAGCCAGAAAAACTTGGAAAAACCCAAGTAACTTTGATCAAAAAAATTGAAGAATATTATCTGTATACAAATACAGACAAAGAAACATATATGCTTACTGGGCCCGGGGGACTACACCTTTCTCTGGATAGTGTCGTTTATGTTCCTTCTGGAATAGTAGATTTAAATACAAAACGTGTATTGGGTTACCTGCACAAAGCAATTAGACCTCTTAACATGTTACGACAACTTGAAGACGCTCTTCTTGTTTATCGTGTAGCAAGAGCTCCGGAAAGAAGAGTATTTTACGTTGACGTAGGTCAGCTTCCGAAACAAAAAGCCGAACAATATGTTCGTGATATGATGAGCCGATTCCGTACAAGACTGATTTACAATCAAGCCACGGGAGAAGTGAGAGATGAAAGAAACCATTTATCTGTCTTAGAAGATTATTGGATTCCAAGAAGAGAAGGTTCAAACGGAACACAAATTACCACACTTCCGGGTGGTAATGCGATGTCTCAAATAGAAGACGTTGATTACTTTAAAAAGAAATTATACTCATCCCTTAATGTACCATTGAGCAGATTGATGGCCGATCAAACAGGATTTAACATGGGTAGATCTGTGGAAATAACAAGAGAAGAAGTTAAATTCTACAAATTTATAGAAAGAATTAGACACCAGTTTTCAAAACTTTTTATGGATTTCATGAGAGTCCAATTAATTTTGAAAGGTGTGATGACAGAAGAAGATTGGAACGTTTTAAAAAATCAAATTAAAATTGTATTCAACACAGACAATTATTTCTGGGATTTAAAAGAAGCAGAAATATTATCAGAAAGAATTAAAGTACTTTCATTTGTAGATCCATATGTCGGCAAATACTATTCTTCAGATTATATCAGAAGAAATATTTTGAGACAAACAGAAGAAGAAATGTTGCAAATGGATAAAGAAATGGCTGTAGACAGGCAGAGAATTCAAGCAGAGCAAATGGCTTTGATGGCCCAACAACAGGCACAAGAACAGCAGGGTGGACAACAATGAAAACCATACAAAATTCAATATTAAAAAATGGAATTAAAGATTTAGCAAAAAACAATGAAACTTCATTTAAAAAATCTTTAATCGATGTTTTATCTTTTAAATTGAATGAAAGTTTAGAAAATACAGAAAATATTACTAAAAACCGTCTTCTTGAAAAAAAGGAAGAAATTACAAAAATTACTTCCGAAATAAAAATATTTTTAGAATTTTTAAACAATTATAATGCAGAAACGGTTACAAAAATTAAATTAAAAAATGACAGCATTCTAAATATTACAGAAGAAAATATAAAAAACATAAAAGCACTATTTGACCAGCTGAAACCAGAAAATAGACAATTAATGGCAGAAACAATTTTTAATGACACTGGAACATTTCAGCAACATCTAGAATTTTATGAAAAAACAAAGGCTATAAACAAATGAAACCACAAATTCAAGAATTAATAAAAAATATGATTGACGAAAACGCAGTAGATTTTAAAAATAATACTGCAAAAGTTCTTTATACAAAAATTAATAAAAAATTAGAAGAACAATACAAAGAAACTGCTAAAAAAGTTTTTTCTATTCAAGAAGAGAAAGTCAAAATTGAAGACTTAGATAGAGTTGAGGGGCATGAACACAAGGCAGATGGAATTGGTGCCAGATATGTCGGAACTGGGACTGATGGTAAAAAATATAGTTTTTGGCACAGGGGCGGTCCTAATACACCTGACTCCGGTTTAATGACTCTCCCTCACATTGAAATAGATGATCCGAGAATTCAAGATATTGAAGTTCTTGATCAATAATAACAACAAATAGAAAATTATCAGCATGAAACTAATAACAGAACTAACTGAAGATATAAAATACGTAAAAGAAAATGTAGGCAATGGAGATCGAAATTACTTCATTGAAGGCATTTTTATGCAAGCTGACCAAAAAAATAGAAATGGTAGAATTTACCCACAACCAATATTGGTCAAAGAATGCAAAAGATATATTAATGAATATGTCGATAAAGGGCGCGCTCTTGGTGAACTAAATCACCCAACCGGCCCAACAGTTAATCTTGACCGCGTTTCACACATTGTAAAGGAACTCTATGAAGATGGTAAAAATGTTTATGGTAAAGCTAAAGTCCTTGATACTCCAATGGGCAAAATCGTTAAAAACCTTATTGACGAAGGTGCTCAACTTGGTGTCTCTACCCGTGGTATGGGTTCTCTCAAAAGCAAAAATGGTTATCAAGAAGTTCAAGAAGACTTCATGTTAGCAGCAATTGACATTGTTGCCGATCCCTCTGCACCAAATGCTTTTGTCAACGGAATCATGGAAGGCAGAGAATGGATGTTGGACAATGGAATGTGGACTGTCAGAGAATACGAGCAAGCTAAAAAAATTATTAAAACAAGTTCAAAAAGAAATTTAAATGAAAATGTTTTGAAAGTTTTTAAAAATTACTTTAAAAACCTCTAAGGACTAAAATGATCACTATTTCAGAAAACACAAAAAATTACATAAAAACTGTTTTGTCTGAAGCAGGTGGTCCAAGAGGAAAACCACATTTTTCTCCAAAACCTGGAATGCCCGGAACAGCCACCTCGCCAGCAGGTTTTACTGGAACAGCAGATCCGGGAACTGCGGGTGGCATGTATTCACCCCACTTATCTGATAGTTCAAAAGAAATTATATATAAAAGACAAGATGCTAAAGCTAAAGGCCAAGTTGGCATGGATATAGACCGCGACATTTTAATGGGAAGAACATCAATAGGTAATGCCCAAGATACCATGGATCACATCGCGCAAATGTCTCAAGGTTATGCAACTGCAGAATATTTGGATTCGGTTATGCCTGCCGCAGCTAAAGCGGCAATGGCCCTGGACCTTTTAGGAAAGAGTCCGGGCGTGAAGGGTAAACAGCTTAAATCTTCCTCCACAACAATTGATTTAACACAATATGGCGTCGATGCAAACACAGCAAAAGTTGCTAAAGATTTTTTAAATCCTAGCTCGGCTTCTGCTTCTCCTTCCGAAACACAAACAGCACCCAAACCCACAGGAGCCCCTTCTTCTGCAAGTTCACCACAACAAAAAGCAGCAGCAGCAGAAGAAAGAGCAGCAAAAGATAAAAAAGACCAATTTGTTTCTCTTACAAAAAAATTTGCAGCAAATTTAGGAAGTTTAGACCCATTCAATCCACTCTTGGGAATAAAACTCGGATATGAACTTCTTGGTGGTAAGGAAATTCTCAAAAGAACCCGAGAACTTGGTGCTGCACAAAGTGCTGGTGTACAATCATCTATGGGTCACCCATCAGCAATTGGAAGATTTTAAATTTACAAATATTATAAATAATTTAACCTTAAGGATTAATTGAATATGAAAACTAACAAAAAAATAAACCTTTCAGAAGCCGCTGCACAAGTCATGGGTGTTGTACCCATGGATGGCACCGGTAAGTCAGATTCAGATGGAATGAGAGGCGGTTCGATGACTGCTTCACCCATCGTGTCAGGAGTTCCGGCAACAACACCAGTTCCACCTCCAATTGTTCCAAGTTCTATGGCCAAATCAATGGGTTCCATGAAGGTTGCTCCTGCACCAGTTGCATCAAAGCCACAAGAAGAATCCGAAGAAACTGAAGAAGAAACCGAAGAAGAGGAAATGGAAGAATCAACCACACCAGATGAAACAAAAGAAGAAATTGCAGAAGCATTCCGATCTGCCATTTCATCTCTGCTTGGTGAAAGCGTTGATGAATCTTCTTTCACTCAAATTGAGGCTATTTTTGAAGCTGCAGTTCAAGATAGAGTTCAAAAAGAAGTTTCAACAACAGTTGCACAATTGGACGAGGGTGCAAAAGAATATCTTGAAACAGTCACAAACACACTAGTTGAAAAAGTTGATGACTACTTGGATTATGTTGTTGAAGAATGGGTAAAAGAAAATGCAATTGCAATTGAACAGGGTATCAAGACAACAATTGCAGAAAACTTCATCACCGGTCTCAAAGAACTTTTTGAAAATCACTACATTGATGTTCCTGCAGAGAAGTACAATGTTCTTGATGATCTATACGCACAAAATAGAGAACTTCAAGAAAAACTCAATGCCACAATCAATGAATCAATTCAATTGAAAAAAGATGTTGCATTGACTGAATGCGCCGGAATCTTTGTTGCTGAAACAAGAGATCTTGCAGACACTCAAGTTGCTAAACTTCAAAGTTTGATGGAAAACATCAATTTTACAAGTCCAGAAGAATACAGAGAAAAATTGCTTGCTATTAAGAATAATTACGTGAATGGTAAGCGTCCCGCTCCAACACAAACAATTACTGAAGAGCAAACATTTTCAAAATCCGTAAACACACCAGGAACATTGGTCGAGAGCTACGCCAATGTTATTGGTCGTCTGAATAAAAAGCTCTAAATACAAATTTTACTAAATAATTTTAACTCACAGGAGATACTGATAAAATGCAATTTCAAGAAAATACACCATATGACATTTTGACCGAAAAGTGGAATCCAGTGCTCAATCACGAAGCTCTGCCCACAATCGGTGACGACTATCGTAAGAAGGTAACTGCTGTTCTTTTGGAAAACCAAGAACAAGCTCTTCGCACACAACACCTCACAGAAGACATGACTTCTGGTAACCTTGGTGGACCAGCAACATCAACTGGATATAACACCGGAAATATTTCTGGTTATGATCCTGTTTTGATCAGCTTGGTTCGCCGCGCTATGCCAAACTTGATGGCCTACGACGTCTGCGGCGTTCAGCCAATGACTGCTCCAACAGGTCTCATTTTTGCAATGCGTTCAAACTATGGAAACGCCGATGGTGGTAAGCTTTATACTGACAGCACATACGCTGAAGCTATGTTCCAAGAACCACAAGCAAACTTTGGCGGCTCTGGTTACACCTTGGGTGGAACATTTGCTGCAAGCAAGGGCTTGTCTGCTGGTTGGAACTATGGAAGCAGCTTTGGTACTTGGACAAACTATTCTGCAACTGGACCAGGAAGTTTCAATGCTCTCCGTGGTATTCTTACCAACTTTGGTGAAGGCTTGGGTGCATTAACTAATCAAGATCCATATAAGAAGTTCAACCAAATGGCCTTCTCAATTGATCGTGTTGCAGTACAAGCTCGTACACGCGCTCTGTCCAGCAACTACACTGTTGAATTGGCACAAGACCTCAAGGCCGTTCACGGACTTGATGCTGAATCAGAACTCGCAAATCTTCTCAGCACAGAAATTCTTGCTGAAATCAACCGCGAGATCGTTCGTACAATTTACTTTGTCGCCAAAGCTGGTAGCCAACAATGGGATCTCACAACAGCCGGTCAATACAATCTTGAACTCGATTCAGATGGTCGTTGGTCAGCTGAAAGATTCCGTGGCCTTAGCTTCCAAATTGAGCGTGAATGCAATGCAATCGCCAAGGAAACCCGCCGTGGTAAGGGCAACTTTATCATCTGCGATAGCGATACAGCCGCAGCTCTCGCAATGTCTGGATTCATGAGCCTCAGCCCAGGAATCGCACCACAGCTAAATGCTGATGACACACAAAGCACATTTGCTGGTGTACTGAATGGTAAAGTTCGCGTCTACATCGACCCATACGCCCCACTCGGTGCAAACTTCTTCTGCACAGGTTATAAGGGTGAATCGGCTTATGATGCAGGCTTGTTCTACTGCCCATACGTCCCACTGCAAATGGTCCGTGCCGTTGATCCTAACACTTTCCAACCACGTATTGCTTTCAAGACCCGCTATGGTGTCGTAGCTAACCCCTACGTCCTCAACAGCAACAATGTTCCAGATGGTGAAACATTGACAACTGGTTTGAACCAATACTACCGCTTGACAAGAGTTGCAAATCTTCACGGCAACAAGATCTAATTAAAAATTAGATAAAAGACAGCAAAGACCTCCCGAGAAATCGGGAGGTCTTTCTTTTTCCCATAAATATTAATATGACCACCAATGCTTGCTCTGGAAATACAAATCCACTATACAACAATTATTTTACTTTAAAATTTAACAGAGGAACATCTCAGTTTGAACTTCTTTGCCAAAGAGTAAATTTACCAGGAATTAATGTTCCAGATCTTGCTCAACCAACAACATTGGGAACAACAATTCCTGTTCCAAGTTTAGTGGCTGCGTTTGAACCTTTGTCAGTAGATTTTATTGTTGACGAAAATTTGGATAACTGGAAAAGTATATATTCTTGGATTAGAAATATTTCAAATATTAAAGATGACACTTCTAACAATTTAAATTACCAAAAATGGCATATAACTGCAACTCTTGGAATATATGCAGGTCCATATACAATAAATGGTTGCAATTCCGGAACAACGATCAAATTTCAAAATGTTGTTCCAATTTACTTGAGTGGTTTAAATTTTCAATCAGACAACACCGATGCAGTAATTCAAAAAGCATCTTGTAAATTTAGATATTCTTACTATACCATAAATCCTGATGCACCATCAATTTTATCTTAAATGTAATCTGATGGGTTATCTGACCAACTTTCCGGATCGTCCGGGGGGCTAGATGGGTTGTAAGGCATTTTATTAGTTTCTGGTTTGATTTTACGGCGTTTCTTGGGCTTAGGTTGGGGTTCGGGCGGTTCTGGTTGAGAATCGCTTATATCGCCTTCTGCAACTTCATCATCGTCTTCTATTAAAATTTCAGCACCCTCAAAAGTGTCGATGAGATCGTTTACAAACATTACAAAATCTTCATTATTGAAGAGATCATTAAGAAGGTGCAAACCATGTTGGGTATTTTCTGCAGAATCATTAGTTGATGGAGCAATTGTTTTTGGATCTGTTTGCATTGTCATGAAGTAAACTTCATACATTTTTTCAAGTTCCAAAGAAGCTTCACCTATGTAAACTACACAATTTTTATTTACAACTGCTTCATAATTTTTTAAATTGGCAAGATAATTTGTAAGTTTAACATATTCAACCATCTCATTGGTTTCAGATCTAGCAATATAGTTTTCCATTTTAGCTGGAAGTTTAATGTTAATTTTTTCTGGCGTAGGTTCACTTACAAGGCCAACTAATTCTTCGCCTGTGATAAGCTTAACAACTCTTAATACGCCTGAGAAAGAGTTCTCAGGAAGTGAATCGGACATATGAATGTCCTCCCTTCCATAATATTTATCTTCTTAGTTTTCTGTGAAACCCATCGAATGGACTTTGTAATCAAACTTTTCTTTTTTGTAAATCTTTACACGTTCTTCAAAGTGTCTGTATACGTGATTTTTGTGTGACTTCCAACACAGATCATCAACAATATCAAATACTTTCAATGTTTTTTTCTTTTCGGAAACTCTTAATCCACGACCAATACTTTGTAGCAAACGAATTACGGATTTTGTAGGAGAGGCGAAAACAATATTATCAAGATTAACGATATTAATGCCAGCACTAGTTGTGCCGTAACTCGCCACCAGAATGGCATCTTTCTCAGAGTCAATAATTCTTCGAATGTACTCTCTCGCCTCTGCTTCTGTTTTACCTGAGATAAAATAGACCTTGCGTGTTCCCGCTTTTTCTTTGAAAAGTTCGTAGAGAGGCTTCCCTTGCGCTTCAACATAATTGAAGAGTACAAGCGCATTGCCCTTTGTTCTGGAGACCAGTTGCCAGATGAACTCATTTCTCTTATCATTACTTATGATCCACTTTATCTCGTCTGCGTATTTTTGTTTTTTCAACAACTGTTTTTCTTCGTCTGTGTACTTCAACACAATACAATCAATGCCCAGCGTTGCAAGCAATCCTTTGTTCATTAAGTTTTTTGTTTGAATGAACTGAACTGCTGGACCAAGAATGCCTTCTATGCTCAACCTGTGAGCTTGTGTTTGTTGTAGTGTTCCGGTTGTACCACAACGAAACCAAGCCTTGGTTAGTTTTTGTCCGATGAAATTAATTGATTCTGCTTTTGCTTGATGGCATTCATCAAAAAATATGGCATCAAACTGGTCGAACCATTCTCTAGGCAATTTGTAAATGGATTGCCATGTCGAGACTACTATCTGCTTCTTTGTTTCTTTGTCTGCACCAGCAGATATCTTGTGAATATACTTTTTGCAGGACCAGGATTTATCTTGACTTGAGTAGTCAAAAAAATCGGCCTCCATCTGATTGACGAGGCCAACGGTCGGAACTAAAATCAATATTTTGCGGTCGGTATTTAATACCTTTTGTAGATATCGAACCAAGACGTATATAATAAGACTTTTTCCAGAGCCAGTCGGAGATATCAGAACTGAACGATGATTGTTCAATCCATGCATAATAGCTTGCACCTGATGTGTGTGCATCTTTACTGGCTGTTTGCGGACGCAAACTTTCAGCGATTCGTAGAAAGCCTGAAGTTCCTCCTCTGTTGCGCATAAAGGATTTTTGCTCTCCTTTATATTTAACCCATAACCCCGGTCTTTGCAAAATTTTTCTAGGTAGGTTTTCAAACCTCTTGGGAGGGTAGATGAAAGAATATCATAGAGCCGAATTTTTCCATCCCAAATACGCCTTTTAAACATAGGCATAAACTGAGCACCGGGAACCATGAATGAGAAATAATCTCTCAATTCTTGTTTTATTCCCTTTTCGGTCTTTACATAATAACGAACTTCATCTGTAGATTCAACATCTATATCCACATAATATTTAGATGATTCCGTTCATCATTTTTTGCCACTCGATGGCAGACTTTATCATAAAATTTCTGTTGTTTACAGATTTGATGAACTCCTCCACCATACGAAGTTTAACTTCGCTTACAGCAATTTTTGATTTTAACTCTATTACTTTTGGATCTGCTTCTACAAATTGTTCTACATCACTTTTTAGTAGTGTAAAATTGCATGGCTCTTCACCCCAAGATTCAAGTTCTTCTTGAGATGCTTTCCCTGTATAAATTTTCCACTTACGTAATTTTAAAATTGCTAGATCACTTTGCTGTTTTGTCAAAAGTAATTTGACATCTGATAAAATTGTAAGATACTTGGAGTGTATTTGAGGTATCTTAAGAGACTCTATACCTAACTCTGTAGAGTCTATTTGAGAGTCTTTAGTAATAAGTTCTTTAAGGTTCTCTAGATTCATCTTTTAAGATGTATTTTAAAGTACTCTAGAGTAAAGTCAAATAAATATTCTTGACATTTCTTTAGAGTAATCTATAATTATTAAAAGGTCTATTGGCGATGAAAATTGATTTACGTGAAATTTTAGTTGTATGGATAAATTTAGATTCTGCAACAAAAAATGCAGAAGAGATGACAGCAAGACTAAAAGACAAAGGATTTAAAAATACTTTTCGTAAATCTGCTAGAATAATTCCAGCCCCACCCGGAACAATGGCATCCAATTCACATTATGTTGGATGCGCCCAATCACACATTGATATATTAGATGATTCTCAATATTCTACACCACTTCTAATTCTTGAAGATGATGCAGAATTTTCTGATTCATTTAATCCAGTAATTGACGTGCCCGACGATTCAGATGGATTGTATCTTGGTATATCAACAGGAAACCAAGGGTATCAAACAAAAAGATACAACCAAGAATATTTAAGAATTGGTGGTATACTTGCTACACATGCAATTTTGTATGTAACAGAAAATTTTAAACAAAATATGTCCGCTGTCGCCAAACACTGTATAAACAATTTGCAACAGCCATGGGATATGGGGGCTTCTGTTTTACAGTATCATTTTAGAGTATATACACCAAATAAACCAATGTTTTACCAATCTGATAACAAAGAATCTGCCAATAAATGGCAATTTTTTACGGATGGTATTCTTGAAGATAAAAATTCTCAATACTTATGATAACATTTAATAGTTTGGGACATTACGGTAGATTCGGAAACCAAATGTTTCAGTATGCCACTTTATATTCAATTGCAAAAACAAAAAAATACGAATTTGGTGTTCCATACAATAACAGATCAAAAAATGAATATATGGATTTTTGTTTACCTGATTGTTTTCCAAACTTAAGTGCAAAAAATTCTTCAAATTATCATACGAAATATAAAGCTCAGGAAAAAATATTTGAATACAATGCAGGAATATTTGGAATTTTAGATGATACTGATATTTGTGGGTATTTTCAAAGTGAAAAATATTTTGTAGATTACAAAAATGGATTATTAAAAGAATTTGATTTTGCAGAACATATAAAATTAAAAGCTGGAGATATAAGATCTCTCACATCAAATGAAGCAATTTCTGTGCACATAAGACTGGGCGATTTTGTATCACAACAACACAATCATCCTGTATGCTC